TGTTGCTTTATTTTTTCTTTCTTTGCCTTCGCTAAAATCTTTAAATAAATTCTCATCTTGTTTGTAAAACGCAGTTGTAATGAATTTGTCAAAAACTTCAGTAAAATTAAATTTAGGATCGTCTTGAGTATAAGCAAATTCACAAATTTTAATATATTCAGCTTCGTGCCCCGGCATTATGATGCCTTTGGTTACTAATTCCTTAGCTTTTTCATTAAATTGTTTTATTCGTATTTCTTTTTTATACTCTTCATTTGATTGTACTAATAATTTTATTTTCTGTTCCTGTTTTGCTAATTCCTCTTTAAATTCTTTTTGTAAAGCAGAAAACTCTGATGTATTATTTCCTGGTTGTTCATTTAATTGAACTTTTTCTTCTTCTTTTTTTTCTGGTTCTTTTGGTTCTTCTGTTTCTTTTTTCTTTTCCTCTTGTAATTTAGAAATGTTAGCAGTGAAATACTCTGTTATTGCTTTTTGCAAGTTAGTTATTGCTTCTGCATCCATCCCTTCCGGCAATGATTTGTTTAGAATTTCTAAAAGTCCTTTTAAAAATTCTTGTTGCATTTCGTTCATATTTAAAATTCCTATAAAAATGTTATTAAAATTGTGTTTATTAATGTTTTTTTCTTTTGTGTCTTTATTATTTTTATTATTTTTATTATCTATATTATCTTTATTGTTTTTTTGCTCTATATTTTCTATTGTTATTTTAGTTTTATCAAAAACGCAAAAATTAAATATAAATTTTGTACGTAATTCATTAAGTTTTATACTTTCCATTCCTTTAACAGCTGGCGCAACTCCTCCTAATAATCCGATATGTACAATTTCATAATTTCCTGCTTCTCCTGCTATGGATATAGATACTTTCTTAAACTCTTCATTTTGTATTCGTTTATATATATCATCATTTACAGTGAAATCAGCGTATAAACTATCCTTGACTACATATAACTGTTTAATCCAACCCGCTGCTGGTGTATCAGTATCAAATTTATGTCCTAATATAACAGGGGCATCTAAATTTTTATTTTCTTTTATTGCATTATTATATTTGTCTGCAATTTTTTTCAAATCATCAATAGTAAATGTAGCCTCAATCCCGTTACTATCTACAAACCTACCTGCTTTGAAAATTTCAATATTCTTTAATAAAATCATAATTTCCTCATATAAGTTTTCTAAAACAATATACAACACAGTTTTTTTAAAAAACAAGTTTTTTAACTAAAAAAGTTATAGTTTCATAAAAACATTTGTATTTTAGAATAAAAAATATAGATTTTTATTTTATACTATGAAAAAAAGTTTATAAATAAGGTAAATAATATGAATAATATAGATGATGATATAATGTTTGATATAGAAAAAGCTAAAAAGCAAAGAAAAGCAAAAGGAGCTACAACAAAATATATAACTAATGATGTTGAAAAAGTAGATGTACTAATTTTTTATTTAAATAAATGTTTTAATCCTACTAGAATAAAAAATATAGTCTATAATGTAGGTTTCTTATATCCCTTAGTGTGTGAAGAATACGAAACACAATATAGAGCCGTGTTTTTACCAAAACGTAAAAACGCAAAAATTGAAAAAGAATTTGAATACTTATTAGAACTTGCTAATAAAACTATATTAAATAATTTCCAAAAACGAAGTAAAGAGGAATTAATGGCCGAAGCTGAAAGTAGAATAAAATTTATTATAGCAAATTCTAATAATGAAAATAAAAACGAAATGACTACAAAATTAAATGCCATTACTGAATTAAATAAATTATATGGACTGTATCTAAATGATTACACAGCAATAAATGACGTATTAACTTTAACTCAAACAATAGACATTGATAATATACATAATGCCTTAGAGTTACAAAATAAATATATAAACAATTTAGAAAAGATAAATAATAATGATAAGGATAATTAACAGCAATACAAACATAACTACTAATAATATAAGTAAAATAGAATTAAATACTCCCTTAGGTTATGCTTGTCATTTAACAAAATTTAGATATAAGCCATATAAATATATACAACATATAGAAAAAGAGATATTAAACTTTATATTTAATAGTAAGTTACAGATATTACAAATAAGCATCCCACCAAGACACGGGAAAAGTGAGTATATAAGTCATTGGTTAATATTTTGGTTACTTATGAATATCCCAACAATAAAAATAATATTAACTACATACGGGATGCGATTAACAGAAACATTTACTTTACGAATAAGAGATTTAATGCTACACTATGGTAGATTAAGAGGTGTTTCATTAACAAAACATACCCAACACGAATTTTATACACAATATGGAGGTGGGGTAATAGGAACAGGTGTTGATGGAGCGCTAACAGGAAAGGGAGGTGATTTAATCTTAATTGATGATCCAGTAAAATCAGACGCTGAAGCTATGAGCCGAAATCGTAGAGACAAAACTTGGCAATGGTTTATTTCAACATTATATACAAGATTAGAAAAGAATGCAAAATTAATTTTATTATCTACACGATGGCATAAAGACGACTTAACAGGCCGAATTATTGAAAATAGAAATCTATTTGGCGGGATTAAAACAATTAATTTACCTGCAATAGCAGGCACTAATGATATATTAGGAAGAAAAGAAGGCGAAGTTTTATGCCCTGAACGTTTTCCACTAGAAGATATATTAATAAGAAAAAAAGTAATGGGAAATTTTTGGTTTAATGCTTTGTATCAACAAAACCCAATTAATGAAGAGGCACAAATATTTAAAAATGAGTATTGGAATTGGTACAACGAAAATGAGATTATAAAACCTGAATATATTATACAAGTATGGGATACAGCTTATGAAACAAAAGAACATAACTCTTATAGTGCGTGTTGTACACTTGGAAAAATAGGAAATAAAATATATCTATTAGATGTATATAGAGGCCAAATTGAATTCCCTGAACTTAAAAAACAAGGCCGTTTGTTAATAGAAAAATGGCAACCAAATAAAGTATGTATTGAAGGCAAAGCATCAGGGAAATCTTTAATACAAGAATTAAAAAGGATATTCAATAAGAGAATAGAAGAATTAGAAGCAATGGATAAAACTACACGTGCATATATAGTTACTCCGTTTTTAGAAGAACGAAATGTATATATTAAACAAAATGCTCCTTGGGTAGGTGATTTTTTAAGTGAATTATCAGACTTCCCTAATGGAAAACACGATGACCAAGTCGATGCGTTTACACTAGGACTGCAATACCTTAAAAATAAATTTTATAAAAATAAAAATTTAAGCAACTATATTATTGATGATATTAGTAACATAAAAAAAGAATATAATATTTTAGATAGATTTTAATTAACTAATAAATAAAGATATGAATATGAATAAATACAATGATATATTAGGAGTAGTAGCTTCCTATTATGCAAGAACAGGGCAACCAGTATCTAAATATGATATGTATAACCCTGACTTAATATTAAATAAATTAGGATTAGATCAAACTAATGCTTATAAAGAATTATTAAATGATGCTCATACAAGAGCAGTAATACAAAGCCGTAAAAGTGGAGTAGCTTCGTTATTATGGAAGATCGTTTATAATGAATATCAAACAAGCAGTAACAAAGAGTATATTACTTTTTTAGATACTGTATTTGCTAATTTAAAAATAGATAAACTCATTCCACAAATGATTGATGTAGTTTTATATGGTTATAGTGTTTTTGAAATACTATGGCAAATAAAAGGTAATCGTATAATACCCGTTGATATTAAAAATAGACCAAATGATTGGTTTAATTTTGATGAACAAGGTATTTGTTATTTCAAAAAAGATAAAGGCGAAAAAGAAAAAATTAATGAAAATAAGTTTTTACTATTACAACACGAAGCAAGCTATGATAACCCTTACGGTGTTGCAATACTATCTTTATGCTGGTGGCCGAATTTCTTTAAGAAAAATACTATAAAGTTTTGGGCAAAAGCAACAGAACGACACGCAAACGATTTAACTGTTGTAAAACTTAATGATACAGTAGAAAATACAGAAGCTACACAATTAATAAGTAATATGAACCAAGTACGAGAATTATATAATATTATATTATGTAATGGTGAAGGGATGGACGTAACAACAAATAGTAATATTAATGTAACTCCGGCATTATTTGAGAGCTTTAATAACTTTTTGAATAATGAAATAAGTAAGGCAATACTATCTCAAACAGGAACAACAGAAAATAATAATACAGTAGGAAGTTTTGCGATGTCTAAAACTCATTTTGAAGTAAGAAAAGACGTAATAGAAAATGATTGCAAAATAATTTCTACAGCTTTCGATCAATTGATTAAATATATAACATTATACAACTATCCGGATGAAATGAATAGATTACCATATTTTGAATTCTATACAGAAAATGAAATAACAGAGGAAAGTATTAACCAAGATATAAAACTCTATCAATTAGGAGTACGTTTCAATAAAAAATATATTTCAAATAAATATGATATTGCAGAAGATGCGTTCGATATAGTAGAACAAGATTATTTTAATCCATTTGCAGAAAATAATAATGATACTAATAAAGAATTAATAAAAGATATAGATATTACAAAAGATATTACAAAAAAAACAGCAGACCCTAATAAAGAACCTGCAACATATCCAACAGATAATTTTTTAAGTGCAGGGATAAAAGAATTAGAAAAAGCAATAAATAATAACTATAAAGAAATATATAATGATATATTAAACTTCGATACAGACGATTACGAAGAACTTTATAATTTTATATTATCTAAATATGAAAAGATGGATACAAAACAACTAGAAAATATAATAAGTAAATGTATTATTTACAGTGAATTAATAGGCAGAACGAGTATATAAAAATGAAAAAAGATAATAAATTAAAAGAGTTTGCTAAATTCTTATTTCAAAAGAGCAGACGAAAAAACACAAAAGATATTTTTAATGATATTTACAAATTGCCACCGGAACAAGCAATAAAATATCTTAATGATAAAAAGAAAAATATAAAAATAATAGGAAATTGGGATACTTTAACAAGTGCAGAATATAAAAAAATCTTTACAGTTGCAAATGTTACAAACGCTGACCTATTACAAACTATATTGAACCATTTAATTAAAAGCAAAAAAGACGGGACTGCACTACAAGAATTTAAAGCAAACTTAACAAAAGAGATGCAAAAAAGTGGATGGTTAACAGCTGATGGGAAAGGAGAATTGCCACCACATAGATTAACTACAATTTATAAAACAAATGCGAATGTAAGTTATTCTAATGGCCGTTATGATAGTATGCAAGAAACAGCCGAAATAACTGGAAATGTATATTGGCAATATATGCAAGTTGATAGAGTTACTAAACGAGATGAACACGCTATTTATGCTAATAGAGTATATCCGTATGATGACCCTATTTGGAATACTATTTATCCACCTTCCGCTTTTAATTGCGATTGTTGGGTAGTACCATTAAACTTAAATGATATTCAAAGACTAAATTTAAGAGTTGAAGACGGTAGCAAATATATTATTAAAAACGAAAAACAAAGCCATCCGATACAAATAGCATCAAATTATATTCCTGAACTTGCTAAATATGATATTAATTTAAAAAAAATTATTGAAAAAAATGTAATAGAAAGAGATTTAGGATTTGACAAATACGATTATAATAAATTGAATGATAAAACTACACAAAATTTCAAAAATGAAGTAGAAAAAGTACCTAATAAAATAAAAGAGGAAACAAAGGAAGACAATATAAAAAACATAAATAGATATTTAAGAAAAGATAAACTACCAACAACAGTAAATATAAAAGATATAGAAAAACAACATAAAGATATACAAAAGTATTTCAAAGGGAGTGTGGTTAATCAATTATTAGAAAATACAGTTTTATATTATGGTGAAAGTTATATAAATGATACAAAACTTCCTACATACATAAAAAATTTACTTAATAATTTTAAGTCAATAAAATTTCCAGCATATTTAGAATTATCATACGATAAAAAGTATGCTTATAGTAAAATAGTATTTACTACATATAAAACGGAAGACTTGTATAATCAAGAAGAGTATATAAAAATCTTTTTCGAATTTTATTTAAAACGTGGTACTAAATACTTACCAAAAAATGTAAGTAATAGAACAGTCTTATTAGATGCTAATAGCGAATTTTATGCGTTCGATATAATACAACGCGGAAATGTGTATTATATTAAGTTACGTAATTAACCGTTCTTTTAATAAACCTTCAAAAATAATATTATTTATTTTAGTAATAGCTTCAGGACTTAAAACAATGAACGGACGCGGAGGCATTTTATAAGTACCTTCTTGTAAATCTCGAGCATAAGGAGCATTTGAACCAATTTCGAACCTTAAATTGCCACGATGTTGAGCAGACGTTTGACGTATTAAATGACCAGTACGTCTTAAAGTTGGTAAAAAGTTTTTATAACCCTTACTTATATAACTTTTAACTGTGTTTATTGATAAAGGCGACCAACGTTGGTTGCCATAACTAAAAAGACCTGTACCAACGCCATCCCAACGACCGTATGAAAGTAAATTTTTGTCTATCTCTGAAAGAATAAGTTCTTCTATTGCTTTAATACGTTGTTGAGAAATATTTTGTGGATAAGTATCTATTTGAGTATGAATATACTTTATAAAATTATCTAATTGATCATTTAATTCCATAATACAAAAAATGAATTAATGTTATACATATACAAAAGTACATAATAAAATAATTATAATAACTTAAAATAAAGAAAAAATATAAAAATAATATAAATAGGAAGCTGAAAAAATGAATTACTCAATATATTTAGATGTATTACTAAAAGCAAAGGGAGATCTTAAAGATGTCTATAACTATGCTAATCAAGTTAATAAGGAATTAGAAAAACTTAACCCAAAAATAAGACTTGATTATGATGTAAAACAAAATGCTAACAGTTTTACAAGTCTATATCAAACATTAAAAGATTTACAAAAGGAACAAGAAAACGCATTAAAGAAATTAGCATTAAATAGTCAAGCGGGTACAGTGGAATATGCTAAACTTGAACAGCAATTAATTTCTACATATAGTAAACTTAAAGAGTTCAAAGATCTTAATGTTGGCATTAATGTAGATATAGACGAAATAAAGAACCTAGAAAATTATTTAAATACTCTTAAATTAGAAATAGATACAAACGATTTGATAAAAGGAATAGATCAAAGTTTAAGTGGATTAAATCAATTAAAAGAAATTGAGTTTACTAATCTTAAACAATTACAGAGTTTGATGCCAGAAGATGATTTTAATAACTTAATAAAAGATTTAGATAAAATAATTAATGTATTAGGAGACTTAAAAGCAGGTGAAGAGGCAGAAAAAATTGCAAAAGAATATGATATTTCATTAAAAACATTAAATAATTTAATAGATGCACAAAAGAAAAGCGCAACATTAATGAAAGCAACAGGTAAAGAAGGAAGCGATGCATATAAGAAAATGGCAAGTTCAATTAATGAGACAGAAAAAGAAATAAACGACTTACAAAAAAGTGTGTCAAAAATGGATTTAAATACAAAGTTTTCTAATTTAACAAGCGCTTTTTCTAATATTGGTTTCGTAACCCAAGGCATTCAAAGTTTAACGACTTCTCTTAAAGCAATGACCGAGCCATTTATTGGTTTAGATACTGCAACTGCAAAAATAAAGACCTTAGGAGGTGAAGCAAAAAATAACGCAGAAGCATTTAGGGATTTAAGTCTAGCAATGAGTAAAAAAATACCTATTACAGCCGAAGCTTTACAAGTAGCTACTTATGAGGCATTAAGTGCAGGCATCAAAGCAACACAAAAAGATATAGAGGCATTTATTGACAGCTCTGCAAAATTAGCTATTGGTGGTGGTGAAGACGTTCTAAATACAGTAAATATATTATCATCCCTTGTAAACGCATACGGTGTTGAAGCATCTAAATCAAAAGAATTTAGCGATATATTATTTCAAACTGTAAACTTTGGTAAAACTTCAATTGCAGAATTATCAAGCAGTTTATCATACGTAGTACCGACCGCCGCAAGTTTTGGTGTAAATTTGGAAAACATAGGTGCAGCACTTGCATTAATGACAGCCAACGGTATCCCTACAACACAAGCAACAACAAAACTTAATCAATTATTTGTTGAGATGCAAAAACCAAGCGCAGAAATAGCAAACGCACTTAATGGAATAGGAATAACTGTTGAAGATTTGGGAGCAAAAGTAAGAGGCGGAAATTTAATAGGAGCACTAGCAGATATGAAACGAGCATTTGAAACAGCAGGATTAAGTGCAACACAGGCATTTGGATCTATACAAGCAAGTGCAGCGTTTAACACATTAACAAAAGATATAAGTAACTTAGAAGAAATGTTAGACGGTGTTAGTGATAGTAGTGGAGCAACAGAGGACGCATTTGAAACAATGAGTGGAACAATAGAAAAAAGAGCCGAGTTATTGAAATCTAAAATAGATACTTTATTTGTAAATTTAGTTGATATTACCGGACCGTTAGGAGAGGCAGGAATGGCAGGCGTAAAAATATTAGAAAGTTTAACTCCTACAATAACAGGAATATCAGGAGCAGTCTCTATATTCCAAAGTTTAACAGACAAAGATAAAGGATTAGGAAGTTTTACAAGCAATATAAAAGACAAAACACTTCCTGGATTAAGTAAATTAAGAACTAGTATTATGGAAACGACCGCGGCACAAAAAATAATGAATATAGTAATGAAAGCATCAAAGGGGCCGATTGGATGGATAGCATTAGGTATTACTGCCGCAGTTACAGCATCAGTAATTTTATATAAAACATTATATAAAACAGCAGCTGAACAAAAAAAAATAAATATGGAGAATTTGAAAGCTAATAAGGAGATGCAAAAGAATAACCAAGAAAAACAAAAACAAATCGAAAATACACAAAATTTAATAAAGAAATATGAAAATTTGGGAAAAGTTGCAGTAAGGACAGCAGACCAAGAACGTGAATTTGCAAAAGCACAAAAAGAATTAAATAAACAATTCCCTGATACAAGATTAGGAGCTAATTCATTTGCAGTTGGATTAAAAAACTTAAAGACTGCTGCACAAAGCAGTGCCGTAGAATTGGCAAGATTAAAAAGCCAAGGCAATATTTTAACTAGTGAAGCTATTAAGTTAGAAATCGAGATCGAAACAAATAAATTTGATGAAGCAGAAGAAAAAATGAAAGAAATGTTAAAACCGGGATTTTGGGAAACAGCAGGGAATATTGCATTATCGACGAACTTGTTTACAATGGGAGCAGGTATATATGCAGCATACAAGGAATTTACACAACAACAAGTAATAAAATCAAACGTTGAGGCTTTAGAAGGTGCAAAAAATTCCGCTAGTGTAGCAAAAGCAAAAGAGGATTTAATAAAGGAAGTTATGAGCAGTGAAAAATGGCAAAAAATGTCAGCACAAGAAAAAAATGAATTCTTAAAGAATGTGGATACTATGGCAAACTCTAAAATTGCAGAAATAAAAAAATTAGAAGAACAGAAACAATTGTTATTGCAAACAAAATTAAAAGATGTATATAGTAAACAAACAGAAAAAGACAGCGGTGTTTTAAGTGATGAAGAGGTAGCAAAAATTGCAAACGAAACAGAAATGACTGTTGAAGCAGTAAGATCAATGTATGCAGAAATAAGAAACGAAGCTACGAAAAATAAAGTTGGTGATCTTATACAAGAAAGTTTAGTTTCTAAATCAAATGTTGATACATTTGGAAAAGTTGGTGAACTTGTTGATGACTTCAAAAATGCAGGTACTGCAATAGAAAAAGCTAAAATCGCCGAAAGGATTGCGAAAATTGCACCGGAAGCAGTAAAAGTTGTAGATGTAGTAAAAGACGAGAACGGAAATTTAATTACAAGCTATGAATTATTAGAAGATAAAATTGATAAAGCAGCAGATAAACAATATAAATTAAGTTCCGAAGAGTTACGTAAAAATCAATTAGAGATGCAAAAAGTATTAGCAAAGGAAGGTGAAATATATTTAAATAATACCAATAATCTTAAACAATTACAAAAACAGATAGCACAGCGTAAAATGAAAGGACTTGATACAACAGAACTAGAAGAAACATATTATAAAACACATCAAATTATAAAAAACCAAGAAGAAACATTTATAAATTCACTTGCTCATATGGAAAAGGAAGGGATGGCAACGGATGATATGTATAATGAAATAGCTAAAACTTTAAGTAAGTCCCCGGAAGAAATTAAAAAGATTGTAAAACAACAAAAAACAGTAAACTATGAAACACAAAAAGAACTAGATATGAGGCAAGAAATAACAAAGGAATTTATGGCACAAAGCGATAAAGAAAAGAAAAGACAAGCAGAAATTAAATCGGAACTTACTGCGGCGGTAGCTAAAATGAGACAAATAGCAAAAATGTATGAATTTAGACCAGACGATTTTATAAAAAAAGAAACAGAAATAATAACAAAATTAGAAAAAGCAAAAGGGGAAGAACAACAAAAGAATTTAGAATTATATAAGTCAAGTATAAACACTTATAAAAAATTAGTTCCTGAATTACAAGCAGTTACTGAACAAATAGGTTTTCGTGGTGAAGCTGAACAATTTGTAAATGATCTTATTAAAGACCAGTCCGAAGAATTAGATAAACATAATAGAAAAACAGACCAAGCAACACAAAAAGCTAAAACAAAATATGAATTGATTAAAGACGAATTAAATTTAATGAAAGAAAGCCACGAAATACAATTAAACTTATATCATATAGCAAATAATAGAAGTATTATAAGCGAAAAAAGAAAAGCAACAGATTATGATGCTTTGCAAATGTCATTAAAAGAATTAGAGTTTTTTAATAAAGAATTAGCAAAAGCAAAAGAACTATATCAAATAAAAAATGATTTAGAAAACTTAAAAGAAAGCGAAGTTTTTGAGTTTGGGATTACTTTTAATAAAGATGAAGGCGAAAAAGCTAAAAACGAAGCTACAAAATATATTACAGATTTAATAAAAAATATAAATGAAAAACAAATTGAAATTATAGATTTAGAAGAACAATTAAATATAACTAAATTTGAAGAATTGTTATCTAAATTAGATTTAGAAGAACAACGTATTAATTTTGTTTTAGAAGCTGACCCAGAAACTTTAAATCAATCTAAAAATAATATAAAAAGTATATTGCAAACCATAATGGATACTTTGCAAGATGATATAAAAGAAATAAACAAATCATTAGCAAAACCGGGATTAAATGAGTTTACTATTATAGAATATAAAAACCAGTTGAGAGAAAAAGAAAAGGAATATATGAATTATACGCAAAAGATTATGAATATAGATAAAGAGATATACGAAAAACAAAAACAATACTATGAAAATCAAAATAAACAAATAAATGATGATTTAAATAAGATTTTAGAAAAACAACAAGAAGTATTACGAAGCTATGCAGATGCTATAAATAGAAATCTTCAAGATAATATTAAAATAAGTTTAGAATTTGATATTGCAGATATAGACACGGCATTACAAAACGAATTGGATAAATTAGATGAACAATATAACAAAAAAGAAAAATTAACCGCTAGAGAAAAACAATATCAAGAAAAGAAACAAGAAATTGAAGCAGAATATCAACGCAAAAAAGAAAAGAGACAAGAAGAAGCAAGATTAAAAGAACAAGCATTAGAACGTATGCATCAAAATCAATTAAAGAATATAGAGACCCAAGCTAATAAGGAACGTGCAGCAAAAGAAAAGGAATTTTTACAAAACCAAATAAAAGAGTATCAAAAATATATAGCTGAATTACAAGAAAAAAGAAAAGATGAAGCTAATAGCGAGTTATTAAACTTTTCTATTGAAAGCCAAATAAAACAAATTGATAAAGACATTAAGCTATTAGATGCAAAACTTGGTGAAGTCAACGAAGTTTTAAGTTTAAATAATGATATCCTTGCATTTACATCAGACAGTTTAATATCTAATTTTGCAAATATATTTCAATCGATGATAGTAAACGAAGACAGTATTACATCATTAAAAGATGGATTAAAATTAATCTTAAAAACATTAGCAGAATTTTTATCTCAATTAGCTACTGCCGCAGTAAACGCGTTCGTATTTAGTCAAGCAAATATAACTAAAATTGCAAGTTTATCAGGTGGTAACCCCGCCGTTGCAGCGGCATTAATAGGAGCATCAAAATTAGCAATGGAAGCAATTATTAAAACAATTTTAAGCTCAGTAACTTCTAAATTATTAAGTTTCTCAACAGGTGGCAGAATAGATAATGCAACACTTGCAGTTGTTGGAGATGCGTCTAAACTAGGAGGGAGTAATAAAGAATGGATATTTAGAGATGATCAATTAAGAATGTTAGTTAATGATATTACTACTTTACAAAATGAAAAATTAAATAACAGTTTTATTGCTTTACAAAAAACAATAAGTAATCTAAACCTTACAACAACAATAAAAGGCCAAGATTTATTACTAACAATGAAACGAACACAATTAAGTAACAATACACGCAATTATTAATATGTACAAATAAATCGTACTATTTTAGTTATTTGTTTAGTAAAATTTGTATATTTTTTTAGTTATTTGTTTAGTAAAATTTATATATAAAAATTTGTGTATAAAGAATATTTTTATTAATTTTGTATTAAACAAAACAACTAAAAATTAATGATCTAGTGAATACTAAAATTAAAACAGAAAACGGAATTAAATATGTAAAAACAGAAAAATGGAAATTAATGTCTTCACACATAGGTAGAAGAACATTTATAACAATTTCAATAATAAATAAAATACCACCTAATATTATAATGAAAGTAAGCGGCCATAAACAAATGCAAAGTTTTCAAAAATATATTAAAATTATATATCAAGATATAAGCACAGCATTTAATGAGGCTTACGAAAATTTTTAAGTATAAAAAGAAATGAAAACTAAAACTAAAAATGATAATGAAATATTAACAAACAGAATAACTGAAATATTTATTAAATATGCTAATACAAAAAATGCTAACCTAATAAATGAAATTATTATTAAAATGTTTATTCTTAAATTCTTTTCTACATATAAAAAATTAGAATTTTCAATTGATATAGAAAAAATTAAGTCTATAAATGATATTAATAATGAATTTATAAAACTGTGTAATAGCAATTTTCAAATTACTGAAGCCTACGAAGTTCTAAATATAATTGATAATAATGTTGATATTATAGATGAATTATTTAATGATATAATAAATGAATTTGCTAAATATGAATTTACATATATAGAAAAAGATAGTAATTTTAATGAAATAGATGAGAATATAATTACTCCAAAGATCTTAAATACACTTAATGAAATTCTATTAAAATACCAAGATATAAAAGACGTTGACTATACAAGAAAAACACACAAACAAAAAAGCACAGGTTCATATTATACTCCAAAACAAGTTATTAAATTTATGATAGCAAGTTCTATAATACAGATTATAAAACAACAATTAAAACTAAATGATAAAGAAGCAAAAGAAATAAAAATATTAGATACATTAAACATTAAAGAATACTATAAAAGTAATGTTATTAAAAAATATAGAAACAAAATATATAAATTATTACAAAATATAACTTTTTTAGAGCCAGCCGTTGGCTGTGGGAACTATAATATACATTCGTGTTTTTATTTAAGTAGAATGATGAGTATATTATATATTATGGAAGATATTATAACAAGACACAATATAACTAGTATAAATGATATTACAGATTATCAAGATGCTATACAAGAAATAACAGTTTTACATTATCCTTACGTATTGCGTGCATTTCATTCTGTAGATATTAACTATATTAGTATATTAATAACAAGATGCAGAACGTGGTTTTTATTATTACAACATCCAGGAACTACACAATTACCATACTTAACACAATTAATTGTAGCAGATGCACTCTGTGAATTAAAACAAGATGAAAATTATATAAAAGAAATGTTTTATAGTAATCGATGGAAATTAAGAGAACCACAAACAAAAAGTGTTACTAAATATGTAAAAAAGCAAAGATCTAGTATAAAACTTATAGAGCTAGAAGAAAAACAAAAACAGTATTGTACAACATTATTTTAACTTGTTATGTTTTTACGAATTAATCAAAAAGATAAAGTGGATTTATTTGGCGCAGAATGGCTAAGTTCTGAATCTAATTCGGCCAATAAAATTAAAGAACATATTCCTGTAATGGTAGTACTTGGTAATCCTCCTTATAATAGTGCAAGTCAAAACAACGATAAATGGATATTAAATTTAATACAATCTTATAAAAAAGAACCTAATAGTGATAAAAAATTAGATGAACGTAACTATAAAGGGTTAAATGATGATTATGTAAAATTTATAAAATTAGGCGAACATTTTATAGAAAAAAATTGTAGTGGTATAGTTGCATATATAACTCCACACGGGTTTTTAGATAATGTTACATTTAGAGGAATGCGCTGGAATTTATTAAATACATTTGATAAAATATATACAATTAATTTACACGGAAATGCGAGAAGAAAAGAAAAACATCCTGATGGTTCAGTTGATGAAAATGTATTTGATATACAACAAGGTGTAAGTATAAATCTTTTTATAAAAAATAATTCTAAATTACCAAAAACACTAGCTGACGTTTATTATTATGATGTATATGGTACTAGAGATTATAAATTTAATTTCTTAAATAATAATAATAATATAGATACTATAAACTGGGAAAAAGTAAATTATGAATTTCCATATTACTTTTTTATGCCTAAAGATTTTTCAAATCAAAAAGAATATGAAAAAGGTTTTAAGATAACGGAATTATTTGTAGAAAAAAATGTAGGAGTTAAAACAGCACGAGATAAATTTACAATACATTTTTCACAAGATGAAGTAAAAGCAACAATA